ATGAAACTCAACAAATCTACTGTTGATGCTATTCCATTAACTGAAAAAGGTCAAAAAATATATAGAGATGCAGAACTGATCGGTTTTGCTGTTCGGGTAACTAATAAAAGTAAAACCTATATTGTTGAAAGGAGGCATGAAGGTGAACTCTATCGAGTGACAATTGGTAAAACCACCGATATTCCTGCAACAAATGCTCGAGCAAAAGCTCAGATGATTCTGGCGAAAATTTCAAACAATGAATTTGAAAAGCCTATCAAATTAAAGAATGTTGCTAATCCTTTAGATATTACAGTGAATGAAGCTCTTCAAATTTATATTGATAGAAATGACTTTAGACCAAAAACAATTAGGCAGTACCGTAAGTACTTTGATTTATATTTGGGATGGGGCAACAAAAAGCTTTTCCAGATATCTAAGCAAGAAGTATTGGATCGATTTATTGAGGTATCAGAAGTAAGTGAGTCGTCAGCAAATGGTGCTGTATCTCTTTTAGGTACTTTATGGAAGTATATTCATGTTCTTTATTCAACAGATGAGAACCCGATCCTTAAAAGTAATCCAGTTGACATTATTTCCGTAACAAGAGGTTGGAATAAAATAGCAAGTAGGGATAGACATCTCCATAAAGACATCATTCACAAATATTACAATGCGGTGCTTCATTATGAAGATGAGTTGAATCTGGAAAATACTGCTAGGTCAAACACGCATCGGGATATCGTATTGATGTGCATGTATACGGGATGCCGTAAACAGGAGGCATGTTGTCTAAAGTGGGCTGATGTAGATATTAAAAATGGTACCTTAACTTTTAGAGATACCAAAAATGGTTCAGATCATACTTTTCCTATTGGTGATCATCTACACAGTATTTTGCGTGAACGTTGGTTATTAAGAGAAAACGATTGGGTTTTCCCAGCTACTAAGATGCCTACTTCGTGGAATATGCATGCAACTAAGGTAGATACATTATTGAATAGAGTGGGTAAGGAAGTTGACTATTACGTTTCAATGCATGATTTCCGTCGCACATTTGCCACTATATGCAACCTTTTAAGATTTAATATTTATGTGACAAAAAGACTTCTTAATCACACGGCTAAACCAAGAATTGATGTGACAGGTGGTTATGTTCAAATTCCAGATGAGGAATTAAGAGCTTCGATGAATATGATTGAGGCGGTTTATCAAGGAAAGATTGATTGCTTCAACTACCAATCTGTTTGGACAGAAAGATTAAAAGAAATAAAGGCGGATTAACCGGGGACTGTTCTAAATTTTGTGTAAGTACTTAATTTTCATTTATCCTTCAGAGGATAATTACAAAAGGTACTTCACATGGATGAAGCAACAATCAAAAGTATGGCTGCCGAATTGGCTAAAGGTCTAAAAACACCAGAAGACTTAAACCAAATGACAGCAGTCTTTAAAAAATTCATGATTGAAACTGCACTCAATACTGAACTTTCAGACCATCTCGGTTATGAAAAGCATCAGCCCAAGAAAGGCTCAAATAGCCGTAATGGGTTTAGTTCTAAAACCATTACAACTCAAGATGGACAACTGGCTTTAGATATTCCCCGTGATCGAGAAGGTTCATTTGAGCCACAAATTATCAAAAAGCACCAAACACGCATCACCAGTATGGATGACCAAATCCTCTCACTGTATGCAAAAGGAATGACTAATAGGGAAATTGTAGCCTTCTTCAAAGAAATGTACGATGCCGATGTGTCAGCATCTCTCATCAGCAAAGTTACCGATGCTGTGATTGAGCAAGTGACTGAGTGGCAAAATAGAGCCTTAGATAGCCTTTATCCTGTTGTCTATCTTGACTGTATTGTTGTCAAAGTCCGTCAGCACTCCAATGTGATTAACAAGTCCGTATACCTTGCTTTAGGCATCAATATGGATGGGCAAAAAGAATTACTGGGTATGTGGATTGCTCAGACAGAAGGTGCCAAATTCTGGCTGTCAGTCATGACAGAGCTAAAAAATCGAGGAGTACAGGACATTCTTGTTGCCTGTGTAGATGGATTAAAAGGCTTTCCTGACGCGATAGCCTCTGTTTACCCTCATACTGATATTCAACTGTGTATTGTGCATGTTGTACGCAATAGCCTGAGATTTGTAAGCTGGAAAGACTACAAGGCTGTTACGTCGGGTCTGAAAGCGATTTATCAGGCAAGTACAGAGGAAAATGCTTTAAAGTCCCTAGACATCTTCTGTGATCAATGGAATCACCAGTATCCCAAAATTGGAGAATCTTGGCGGGCCAATTGGGAAAATATCCGAACGATCTTTAGCTATCCAGCCGAAATACGTCATGCAATTTATACAACAAATGCGATTGAGTCGTTGAATAGCGTAATACGCCATTCAACGAAGAAAAGGAAAATCTTTTCATCTGATGACTCAGTAAAGAAGGTCATTTACTTAGCAACATCAAATGCTGCGAAGAAATGGACGATGCCAATTCAAAATTGGCGTTTAGCAATGAATTGGTTTACGATTCAGTTCGATGATCGATTAAAAGATCATTTATAAAAAATGGAACTTACACAAAATAATTTACAGGCTCATTAACCGCCTTAAACTGTTGCAAGCTGTGCTGTATTAAGCACAGTCTTGCTTTGCTCATACTTCAAAACGTCTTTCTTTTTATATGAAACACGTCTCCCAATTTTCGAGAAAGGCAGTGATGATTGATCACAACGCATTCTAGCTAATGTCCAAGGCGAGCAATCTAAATAAAGTGCCACAACCTCTTGAGGGAACTTCTGTTCTTCATTAGCCATAATGAAGCGATCCAAATATTCTTGTTGCTCTGCATCAGATAGATTTCTCAGATCTTTTAACATTTACCCCTCCTTACTTTCCGCTTTCATAAAAGTAATCCAATGTGTGTTACTGCGCTTTCCACTAATGTGGCCAAACAATGGTTTTTGATCTGTGAGCGCTAAAACTTCACTAACTTTGATCTGTGTTTCATTCCATTTGAAAATTAAAACACCGCCATTGGTCAACACACGGAAGCACTCTGCAAAACCTTTGCGAATATCTTCGCGCCAATCTTCTGACAACTTCCCATACTTGGCAGCTAACCAACTTTGTTTACCAGCTTTCACCAGGTGAGGAGGATCAAACACAACTAAAGTGAATTGGCCGTCCTTAAAAGGCATGTCGCGAAAGTCCATCATTACATCCGGTTCAATCACTAAAGAACGACCATCACATAATGTATGTTCTTCTTTTCTGATATCGCCATACACTACATTTGGATTATTCCGATCAAACCACATCATGCGAGAGCCACAGCATGGATCTAAAATTTGTGCATTCATCCCTCAGCTCCCGATTCGCTTGCTTCAACCATTGCCTTGTATCCAGTTTTACTAAGCGCTGACATTGGCGCGACTGAATAACGTTCATATGCTTGGAACATCTTTTCTGTAGGCACCTTTGGCATTAGCACATAACCCTCTGGCACCGCCTGAGCTTTGGCTTTTTCTAGCTCTGCTCTAAGTCTGTCAATTTCACATGCTGCATGGTGACAAATAACACGTAATTCATCTTCGTTATATTCATCTGCATGCATCATCATTAAATGACTGATTTCCGTTCCTTGCTGGCTATCACCATCAAACACCCAAACAGCACCATCATCTTGCTCAAAACGTAGATTAACTTCTCTTTCCTTATTCAAATCTGTCATGCTGCTGCTCCTCACGCATTGCCTTGTGTACCAATTAAAGAATGCTTGCGACTACTACAAGCGCTAACGATTTCAGCTTCACAATTAGTGCCTTTGAACTGTGAATAGATGATTCCAAGTTCAGCGACATCTGTAGTTGCATTGATACGCTTGATAGCTTCATCAAAAGCTGCTTGAAGCGCTTCTTCTTGACTACGACCATCGTTAAGCCAAGCAATAAGCTTTTCACCTGTTTCCTTTGTGATTACTTCACCGGCAGGATTAAATAGTTTGGTACGGTCTTTGGTTGGTAAAACAACATGGCTTTCATGCACTACATCAAGCGCAACTGTTAGTTCATACTCATAGCCATCACGTTGCTCAGCCTTCATACCAAGCTTCATGATTTTCTTGTTTTCACCTTGAACTGTCTCAGTTTTAGCGCGAGTAGTTGAGATGATGTGCATATCTGTTTGAAGGATTGCATCAATGAATTTACGGTGACGCGGTGTAGTTTCAGACCATGCTGACCATGTGTTACCACGGAATTTGTTCGCTGCTGTCTGATCATTAATTTCCAAACATCCACCAGTTCCAATCCATTCATGACTAGCACTATCAATGATAAGAACTTCATAGCCCATGTTATGTGCTGCATGGATCGCACCAGCAAAGCGTTCAGGACTATAGGGCGGCTTTAATGGCAATGTGTCAAAGGTAAATTCATTTGCATATAAAGATGCAGATTCATTTTCTGTATCAATAACTGCAATCTTTTTGCCAAGACTTGAAGCCAACACAAGGGCAGAGTAGGTTTTACCCGAACCACTGGCGCCATTAAGATTTAGCTTAAGCTTTGCTTTTTTACGTTCTGCTTTAGTGAAAGAGAACTGTTCTTTACTTTGCATGTTCATCTTTAATCACCTTTATATTTCGAATTTGAATAAATCGGAGACAGTTCACGAGTCGTTTCTTCTTTCTTAACTACGACTTGATTAACTGGTCCGCATTTGTAATTTGGTTCTTTCTCGCCGATTGGTGTGCAATGCTCTAAAGTTAATGCCCATCTCTTCCAAGACTTTGAAAGTGCATCCCAGTAGAACATCTGGTCTTTATTTGCTTTCAGTTTCCAATCGCTGCCACCAAAAGTGCTGTAGTGAGTTGCTTCATCTTCTTCACCAACACAGCAACCAAATTGTTCAAGAAATTCTGCATTGAAGAAAAAGCCCATACACACCTCACGCTTTAATAGTTGCTAAAAGTTTTGCAGTGTGTTGGCGCTCCATTTCTGCAATCTTGCGTTGCCAGTTGCGGTATTCTTTAGAGTCGATGTCACCACGTTGGAAAGCATATTCAACTGCACCTGCTAGAAGCTCGGGATGTTTGCTTAAGTCTTTCAAAAGCTTTGATTCAGCAGCATCAAACGAGATATTGGCTAACATATTCATGAGTTAGTACCTCTCAGCTTGTCTGCAAATGCATTGCGTTCTTCGCGAGTTTTGAACTCGTAAGTGACTGCATACACCAATGAATTGTGTTGAGTTTCTTTGTTTGGTTTAGGAAGCTCAGCGTTTACGGTTAGTGTGGTTGGTTTGAGGCGATACTTAAAACCACTTTCCTTAATGCGCTCTTCATCAATGAAGTTCTTAGCATTAATGTTTGTGATATCTAAGTCTGTCCAATTAGGAAAGTCTTTACTGATCCATTGAACAAGGCGTCCACATGCTATATATCGCAACGCCTCCGCACCGCTAATCAAGGCTGGGTCTTGGGTAATTGGTTTTAACTTTGCTAGTGTTTCTGCATTTCCACTTAAGTCAGAAATTACCCATTCATTTGCTGATTCAGCATAGAAAAATAAACGGTTATCACTTGTCTGATATAAGTTATAGTGCGTCCCATCACTTACATTCGCATCCTTCACATCATTCCGATGCAAAACAACAAGGTCTCGAAGCTGAGGAAGGGTGAGTTCTTTAAATACAAGTGGAGAATCAATATGAGTGCCACTTGAATATGCAATTTCACCTTTCTCTTTAGCTAGAATCCAATGTGCTTTTAGCAAGCAATCTTGTTCATCAAACTTCTTTGGTGTCCATACATAGCCAAGGTCATTAAGGGCCTTGATAATCTCATTTGTGTGAGTATTAATGATTTTGTAGTTATCCATGAGAGGGCTCCTTAATCCATTTGCCAATGGATGTAGCAATCAACACCCAAGCTTTTAAGATGAGCAGACATAGCTTCAACACCAGCGGTATTTTTATCGCCCATGCCAAAACTACCTGAAAGAACAAATGCTCCTGCATGAGACCAATGTTTGTAGCAGTTAATACCTGCATTATTTAGAGAGGTTTCGCGTACCTTTGGCAGCCCATAAATTACGACTTTATCTAGGTTGCAAGTGCCCTTGTCTTCAACAGCATCTGCTGCTTTCTTGCCAATAATTCGTGCTTCTTGAATCTTCTGGGCAAGTTCTTGATATTTCTTAGACATCACTTCACCCCCTCAACCTGAACGCGGACATACTCATCATGCTTCTGCACATCATCTGAAAGGTATTTGAAGTAACCAAAGGCACTGAAGGCTAAAAGGACAAATACGCTTGCCATTACCAAGCCAGAGTTAGAATGTCTAATCGTCTGCTTGCGGTTCTGATTCTTGATCAGCTTTGCTATTAATGCTTTTTCTGTCATAATCTTCTCACTCATTGAGTAGCCCTGCATCCGCCAAGATTGTTCAGGGCTTTTTAATATTCGGTAGAGTTATGTTCAACTAATTGAACGTTAATGTCAATACTTTGTTCAATAAATTAATTAAAAATGTTCAATATTCTGAATTCATGCTTTAATAGACAAAAGAAAACCCACCGTGGTGGGTTCGAAGGGGGGGATTAGTTGTAATTTTGAGGAAGTTCCCATAATGCTTCTGTCTTTAGACGCAATTTTTTTTGATTTTCCTTGAGACTATTCTCAATTTCCTTTATTAGTTTATGTTGTTTTACTATTTGATCTTTAACCTCTTCAGGAGGATTCGGGATCTCAATATTCAAAAACATTTCATCAGGAATACTGCGTCGTCTCTCTACACTGCCTTGCATTTTACTTTTGTATATTTTTCTTAGAGAATTAGATCTCAAAATCAAATCCAAATATTCTACATTAACTTCTCGTTTTAATCTAAAGATTTTGTATGCTGGGCTTACGGCAGCAGCATCGTAATATTTTTGAAATCCTAGAACACCTTCATCTATAGGGAACCCCATTACAAGTTCATTTTTAAAAACCTTTTTATACCCAGAAATATCAGAACTTGCGACTCGTTTTTTAAATTTCTCATGCTGATCAATTAAGCCATGTTCCATAGTGATACTCATAATAGGTATATTTGTATCCTCTCCCACTTTGACTTTGCCAGACAAGGATAGGAGTTCTTTTAGTTTTATAGTTGGGAATTTTGATTTTATATGTGAATTACTATAGTGAGCATAATTATAAATATAATCATTGCTTCTGATTAATTCTGGATTAACTTTTAAGAAACCTAATTCATTATAATATTTATCAAAGTCGCTCTTATTTAAATCAGCAAAATCTAAATTTTTTAAATCATTTTCGTCAATTTTTCTACGGAAAGAATCTAAACTTAGGCCATCATTTGTCACATTGTAGTAAAAAACGTCAGAATTTGTTCTACCATTATGACAGTTGGTAAAGTAGAGTATATTGGTTTTAACTTTTGCATATGGCAGAAAAACTTCTTTTGGAAGTGAAACTACTGCTTTTAGTTGGGCGTTTTCAAATAAATACTTCCTTACTGGAGCTAAAGCGGCTTTAAAAAGAAAGCCTTCAGGTACTACTAATGCCATTCGCCCTCCTTTTTTTGTTGCTTTAAAGCAATGTAGAACACATACTCCATCACCATCGTTTTTAGCTAACTTATTCTCATATAAGTGAGAATAAGAAGTTTTTTGAGAAAATGGCATGTTGGTTATAACCACATCATATTCAGATTCAATAGGGTTTTGAAGTGTGTCTATCTGGCAAATTCCACTATGCCCATCCCCATGCAGAATCATATTCATTTTTGCGAGTTTTGCATTTGAGGTAATTTCTCTTCCAAAAATAGTATTATGTTTAAGCTTGATTTCTTCACTACTATTGTTTGCAATTAAAGTGTTATCTTTTATATGATCAAATGCCTCTGTTAAAAAACCACCTGTCCCACAAAAAGGGTCATAGATCTTTTCACCATATTTAGGGTTGACTAAGTTAACAATGGTTTTAGTTATGTGACGTGGAGTAAAATATTCTCCTAAGTCATTATTAGTTGCTGTAGCTTGCTGTAAGAAATACTCAAAAGCATCTCCTTTAATATCGGTATCTATTGATGAGAGTTTTAACTTATCCAACTCTTTGATCATCTCTTTAACAGCAACAGGGTTGGTTAGCTGTAAATTTGTAAAAACAGAAGCACCATATTGTCTATCAATATCTTGTAGTATGTTATTAGTTGTATTAATTAGCAAATCATTATCGAGACTTTTGAGAGAATTCCAAATACCTGTATTAGCATTCTCTGTATACAATTTTAAAAAAAGAATGTTTGCAAATTCTGAAAGCCTTTCTATACCAGCTCTTAAACCTTCACCTCTTAGTGAGTTATTTAACTTCTTGAAAACATTAATTAACTCTTTGCGAGAGACTAAAATTTCTTTAGGTGTAATATAAATACCATTTGTTTCCTGCAATATGAACTCTTTAGCTTCATTTACTCTTATTAATTCATTAACCTCATTTTCATCAATAAATAATGGTTTTTGGGTATACAAATGCCGTGTTTCGCAGAAACCATTATTCATTGCAAATATCAAAGGTGCATCAAGCATTTCAGCATATTCGGTTGCCTGATCCAGTGCTTTTGTTAAGCTTTTTCCACCTGATTTCGTTTCAATTACACCGATTGGCCGCTTATTTTGTGAATCGAAAAGAACATAATCGGGTCTTTTTTTACTTTTCTTGAGAAACTCATTATTAACAATTCTTAAGATATCTGATTCAAAAAAGACATTTTTGTTTGGATCTTGAATGTCCAAGATCCAGCCCTTGTTAATCAAATTATTGTTAACAATAAAACGTGTATCTTGCTCAATATTAGACATATTGCATAATCCCAATATCTACTATAAAAACTATTGGCAATCTACACATTACACACTAAAACATCAATAAATATTACTATCTAATAAGTGATATACCCCACATTTAAAAGACTGTGTCGGGTTCACAGTTTATTAATCTTTTGTGTTATTAATTTTCTGTCCTAGCTTTCCTTCTTTCACCAACTGCACGACCTGCTCATTAGTAAGCACAGGAATAAAGACTTTGTCGCCAATATCTTTAGAAAGAATCTTTACTTCTTCGGCTGTTAGCACCAAAGCTTCACCATGTTTCGCAGCATCATTGATGCGAGCAATAATCTGGTTGATTGGTAGTTTTGCGTTATCCAATTCCATTCTCCTTTTTTAACCTGCACGCCAAAATTGGCGACCCATAACTTTAAAATTCAATCCATTTTGCTCCGTGACTTCACGATCTCTGTATTTAGGATTTAGGCTGTGCAGAATCAGTTTCCCGCCTTCTTCCTTGAAAATCTGCTTAATCATGCCTTCACCCTCAAAGTAAACAGCATAAATTTGACCATCAATAATGTCGGTTTGGGATATATCAATGCCAACCAAATCCCCATCATCAATCTTGTCCGCCATACTGTCGCCTTTAGCCTTGATGATGCGCATGCAATCAGGATGAACATTTTTTTGTTTAAAAAAACTAGGTGGGAATGGCTGTTTTCCATTGATCACATCAAAGTGAAACTCTATAGATTCTCCTGTGCCACAAGAAAAACTTGCCTCTACCACATCAATCCAGATAAATCCATCATCCCCACCATACTCAACTACTGACGCGCTTTGAATATCATTCACATCAAATGATGATTCATCTTTCTTGGATAGACCGTGCTTATCCATAAATTCTTGCATGTTGAAGTTGGTTAAATTTTGTTTTTCTTTTCCAGTAAGAATCCATCTGGATGTTGTTTTTAATGCGGTTGCTAGCGCCTCAATGTGCTTTGCGCTCGGATTATTACTTCCATTTACCCAACCAGAAACAGTTCCTCTAGCAGCGCCAGTGAGCCTCATTAAATCCGCTTGAGATAACTTTAATTCAGCCATTCGAGATTGAATGCGATCAGAAACAGAATTATCCATCGTTCAAAACCTTATATCAGATGTTCAAAATTATGAACAAGAAGTTTGACAAATGCTTGAACATGTTGTTCAATAAGTTGAATTAATATGTTCAGGAATTTGAATATGAATGTAGAGCATTTGAGGGAGTTCTACGGTGTAGAAAATAACTCTCAACTAGCCAAGAAAATCAAAAAAGCACGCTCAGGTATTACCAAATGGGAGCGAGAAGGCATACCACCAAGAACGCAAGCTGCCTTTGAAGTATTAACAAATGGAAAGCTAAAGGCTGACCGTCAAGCATTAACTGCCTAGGAAAAACCATGACTAAACGTAAACCTAAGAAGGATGCGTCAATCACCATCCATATGCCTACAGACCACAAAGAACAGTTGGCTTCATTGGCTGAAATGCTAAGAGCAGGACAGGGTGCAAGTGAGTATGTGTACGAAACTTTAATCAAGCCTCATCTCCAACAATTGAAAGCTGAGACAAAGATTAAACAAAAGATTTTCGGCTTAACAGAGAACGATAAAAACCATGAGCTGCATTCAGATTTATCCGTGCGCTCAGAAACAGCAGACATTAAAAAAGCCTGATCTCGTAAATCAGGCTTAGTGTTCAAACGAGGTAAGTCATATGAACTATTCAATATTAGCAGACATTGAACTAAATCGGAAGATTAGTTTGTTTCAAAAAGCGGTTGAGGCTTATGTGCTTAATCGAACTCTCGAAAACTCTATGGCATTGGCTAAAGCGAAAGCCGATTTAGCTGCATTTGTATTGAGAGGTGTTTGATGAATACGGCTTTTAACCTGGAACAATTTCTCAAGCAGGCCACCCCAGTGGAAGATAAATACACTAGAACACCAAATTACCTGGTGGATAAGGGCTATGTGTCTGAAATGACGGGTAGCGCTTTGAAATGCTACGTAGTGATTAACCGCTTTACTGATGGTTTTTGCCGTAGTAACTGGTCGATTACTTCTAGCTTCCTTCAAGAAAAGACTGGAATCAAGAAATTAAAAACCTTAACCGACTCTGTTCGTCAACTTGAACAATTAGGTTTGGTTTTGGTTGTTAGATCAACTGGTGAAACTAATAAATTTTCAATCATTCATCCTGAGTTTGAACCACCTGCCAAAATGGATGGTAGTACCGATAATGGTATGGACACTACCCCCGAAAATGGTATGGGGAGTACCCACCAAAATGGAGGGGAGACTACCCCCGAAAATGGTACTACTAAGAAAGAAACAAATAAGAAAGAAAATATTAAGAAAGATATATGTGAAATTTTCGAGTTCTGGAAAGTGGTATTTAACAAGAACGAGAAAACATTACTTTCTGACAAACGTGCTAGAAAAATTCAGTCTCGTCTCGCTGATGGATATCTGGTTGAAGACATCAAACATGCAATCCTGAATTGCTCTAAGTCTGATTACCATGTTCAAGGTGGTTATACCGATATTGAATTGATTTGCCGTGAACCTGAAAAACTAGATCGTTTTATCAATATGTTCCCAAAAGAGCAGGATAAAACCAACTCTGATAATTCAGAAACAAAGCGTAATGCCCCAGTTTTACTTCGCAAAGAATACAAGGGGGCTAAATAATGGATTACTTACATTCAGTCCCTACAGAGCAAGGTGTATTAGTTTCTTTGTTATCTCTTGCTGATGGTGTAGATCAATATGTTCAACGCCTAAACCGTGATTACTTCTCAGGAAAGCATCAGATTATTTTTGATGCGATTAAAGCAATCCACGATCGTGGTGAACAAATTGATTTCATTCTTGTATGGGACGAAATCAAGAAAAACCCATTGAATCTTCACCACATTGATGAGCAGTACATGCTTACGCTTAATGCAGAAGCGCCTACGCTTATTTCAACACTGGAACAACACATCGAGAAGCTTCACCGTTTAATGGTTCGTCGTAAGTTCGTAGACATTTCTGTGCTTATGCAGGGTATGGCAAAGGACTTCACCACAAACCTAGATGAGATGCTCAATAAAACTCAGAACATGATTGCTGAAATCGGTGACAACTCTGAGAAGAAATCACTTACCTATGTGAATGAGTTTGTAGCACGTCTCTATGCGGATTTAGAAGAAACTCGCATTGCACGAAAGAACGGCACTTATGTTGAATCGGGCTTAAGAACAGGATTCATTGCACTAGACAACAAAATCGGTGCTCTACGTCGTGGCAACTTTGTTCTGATTGGTGCCCGTCCATCAATGGGCAAAACAACATTCGCTCAAAACATTATGAGTGATATGGCAATCAACCAAGACCTTGTTGTTCAGTTCCATTCACTTGAGATGACTGAGGAAGAAATCAGGGACCGTATTGTTTCAGGTGTCGGACAAATCAAGCTTCACAATATCAAGTCTAAGTTTCTTGAGGATGATGACTGGGGGCGTTTAGTCCAGGCTAACAAGATGCTTGAAAATGCCAAATTCGGAATTGATGACACGGCTAATGCATCACTCTCTGATGTCCGTCGTCAAGCAAGATTACTTAAAGCTAAGTATGGCCGTGTAGACGCAATTTTCGTTGATTACCTACAAATCATGAAAAGCCCAGTTGTTACTGATAACCAAGTTAGAGCAATTGGTGAAATATCAAAAGGCCTGAAAGCAATTGCCAAAGAATTTGATTGCGTTGTATTCGCTCTATCTCAACTTAGCCGCAACTTAGAGAACAGACCTAATAAACGTCCAGTTAATGCTGATCTTCGTGAATCTGGGCAATTAGAGCAGGATGCGGACGTGATTCTATTCATTTACCGCGATGAAGTTTACAACAAGAACTCTAAAGAGGCGGGAACGGCTGAAATCATCATTGGAAAGTGCCGTGATGGTGAGGTAGGAACTGTACGTTTAGGAACTGATTTAGCAAGAGCAACATTTGCAGATCTTGATCCTGCTTACCTCGCTAGCTTGCAAGAGTTTGGAGGTGCAGCGTGAAAGCAATAAAACGAGTTAAAGCATTCCAAAACATTTTTGACATTTTGTTATTCGCTACACATGCAACACAACCTTTCACGATGAAGGATTTGCATGACTATGTGCTAGATGCGCCCAACAACACTATCCAGTGCTATGTGCAGGAATTAATTAAAAGCGGCTACTTGGAAAAGGACTCATACGCAACTTACAAAGCAACTCAGTTTGCAAAGGACTTGCTGAATGTTAAAGGGGAGCTGAAAGCATGATCGAATTTGCAGATTACACCTCAATGATGAAGCTGCGTAGAGCGTACAACCTCGGCACTCGCAATAAAGAAACAAGAGCAGCAGCGAACCTCTATGAGAAATTAAGAAAGCTGAAAATGCTAGACCAGCTTAAGCAGGAAGCCATGACTAAACGTTACAAGGAGGCGGTATGAAACCAGAACAGTTTATTCGTGAGAAAGGTTTGGATAAGTGTGGAGACGAGTTTGAACAGCATTTTTTAAGCCTTCCTTTTTCTAATTCCGAGGCTGCCCAAAAGTGCTTGGATGCGTGTGATTTTGATGTCAAACAAAATGCTTTCATCCCTAATGCTAAGTGGTTTAACAACAATGATGTTGATGAGGGCGTTATTTATTGCTGCATGCTTAACACCGCATATATGTCTTTTCTGAAGCAGCAAGCGAAAGTGGAGGGGCTTAAAGCCACGATAAAAGGCAATCATGGACGCATAGCAGAACTTGAACGCTTAAACCGTGTAAAGGCTCAGGCTATTCTCGATTTACATCAAGAAATTAAAGAGCTTAAAGCATCTCATCATGGTGAAGTGATTGGTCATGAAGTTCACTTAAAAAAGATCAAGCAAGAGCGTGACGAATTGCAAACCCTGTACACCCAGCAAGGCATAAACATGTTTAAGCTGCAAAAGCGGGTGGATGCAGTAATTATCGAAATTGAAAATATGTATTTATCAGGTGCCATTGGTTTTGACACGGTTAAGAAGTTAGAGCAAGCGCTCAAGGGGGATCAATACGATGAACATCGCAAGAAAGCAGAAGAGGCCATCTCAAAAGGTGCAAGCCTAACCAACCATAGGATTGAGCTATGAACACATTCAAAGAGGCTCAAATCATCATTGGCATCGATCCTGACTTAGAAAAGTCGGGAGTTGCCATTCTTGGTAGTGATCTTCAACTTAAAAATCTGACTTTTCCAGAAACGGTTGAACTATTCAGAAATGAACAGGACAGCATCAAGAAGGTTGTGATTGAAGCAGGCTGGGAGAACAAGAAAGCCAATTTCAGAGTAGGTGGTGGTCACTCAAGACAAGTGAACGAGCAAATTGCTAGACGTGTTGGGATGAATCATGCGACTGGAATCTTGTTGGTGGAAATAGCACAAGCATTGGGTCTAGCGGTTTTACTTGTAAAGCCAACTAAATCAAAGCTCAATGCAGAACAGTTTAACAAGGTTACAGGCTGGCAAGGTCGAACAAATCAAGAACAGCGTGACGCAGGCATGTTGATCTGGGGAATGAACGGGAAGAAGGTGGCGTGATGGGATTGGTAAAGGTTTGGGATAAAGAAATTAAAGGCAAGCTATACGCAGTAGGTGATATTCACGGCTGCTACAACTTGCTGATGAATCGCCTCAAAGAAATTGGCTTTGACTTTGATAATGATCTTCTTGTTGCTGTTGGTGATCTAGTTGATCGTGGAACACAGAATCTTGAATGCATCGAGTTGCTTTCTAAACCATGGTTCACCTCAGTTCGTGGTAATCACGAGGATCTATGCATTGGTGGGCTTCATGACCAGTCATACAAGCGTTGCCACATAGACAATGGCGGTGAATGGTTCTACATGCTTGATGGGCAAGCTATGTACAACATCGCCAAAGTCTTCTCTGAACTACCTGTTGTTTTAGAGATAAACCACAACGGCAAGAAGTTTGGAATTGTGCATGGGCATATTGAGCAGAATGATTGGGATGAATTTAAAGATTCATTTAGTCAGCCATCAAAAAACCGTGCTCCATCCGACTTAGCAATGTGGGGTCGTGAACGCCTTGATACTGATAATCAGCAATACACACATGTAAACGGTGTGGACGCAGTGATTATGGGGCACACAGTGACTCAAAAGCTATGTAAGCGTGACAACTGTTATTGGATTGATACCGGTGCAGTTCATTGGGGAACTATAACAATCTTAGATTTAGAAACTATTTGAGGGTGACTGTATGAATGCGGCAGTAAATCACATTATGCAAACAACGGACTGGACTAAATACAGTCTAGAAGAATGGCTTTATCAATTTGGGGCTTGGATGTACTCCAATTCTGGAACGTGTGGGAAAAGCATAAACCCGATTGCTGTCGCTATGGATCAGGCTGCTAAAAAACGTAAGCAAGAGGTCAAGGGTAAAGAGCAAATCATGGCTGATTGGCTGTGTTCTGATGATGATACGCCAATGCCCAAAGTGCGAGGCAAAGGGATTGCATGTGAAATTACGGACAATGAAGCGCGTGCAGTTCAACGTCTTATCTTGGATATGCAAGGCCAGTCTGAAATCCTTGATGAGTGGCTTGATGCTGTGATTGATCGCTATATTTATGGCAACTCATGGTCAGACATGGTGATTAAAGTAGGGCGTGTAGATAACCCAACCATTCTCCGTACCCAACACGATGCTCGTGAAGATGTTCGCTGTGGTTTAGCAGCTATGCATTGTAGATACCCATTCATTCGTTTTGACTTAAAGAATAGAGACAAGTAATCAGGTTGACCTTGCGCAAGTTATATGGCATATTTATGTTAGAGTGGTGCGAAGTGTAAGTAAGGCATCACTGGATTAGTTAGTAACCCTTGCAATATAGGCAAGAAGGCGAACCTAGATCAAAGCCTGTCATTGAGTTGATGGGCTTTTTGCGTTTCTGGAATGATAAAAATCTTATCTCGCGGGAGGTGCTTTGTTGGGGCACCTCTCAATTTTGCCGAACGGATTACGGCGCATGAAGCCCTGCCAAATACTAGTTATTGGCGGGGCTTTTATTTTTCGGGGGATATATGACAGATATTGTTGAAGCGAAAAAGAATCTTGATAAATACTCAGAAGAATTAAACCGCTATCAGAATTTGTCACGCACTGGGTTAAGCCGTGATGAGATGCTTGTTATCGACAACATCATTCTTCGCCTGAAAAACCAGATTAATAATTTACGGTCCATGTTAAATGCGTGACGCCAAACGATTAGCCGAAGTACGCAAGCTGCCATGCATGAGATGTGGTGCACCAGCACCAAGCCAAGCCGCGCATTCTAATTCTAGCAAAGACGGTAAAGGCAGATCCATTAAGGCTTGCGACTCTAAAACTGTTTCTTTGTGTTTTTCCTGCCATCATTTGTTTGATGCCTACCAACTGGGAAACAGACAGGAAAGCGAGGAGCTATTTAATAAATGGCTTAAGCGAACCAACGCAATGCTTGAGTCAGAACAAGATTTATTTTGAATTATAAATAACCCAAACAAACCCATTAAAAGCGGTGCGTTTAATTGGGTTTAGTCCTGAGCCAAAAGGCTCTTTTTTTGTGCCTAGAAAAAGGAAGCGAGAAATGAAAACGAAATTCTTGGCTATTGGCTTGATGTGTACCATGGCAATGGTTGGTTGTTCTCGTGATGCTCAAGTAGCTTCTAAGAATCTTTCTTATGCAGCTGACAACTTTGAGTTGGATCGTAGAATTGTTTTTTATAATGGGATCACTGGTGACTACATCCTTACAATCGAAGGCAAGTGCTCTTTTGATGCAGTAAGTGAAAAGAAAGTGGATGTAACTTGTAAGACAGGTGATTCTGAATTTAAAAAGCATTCATTGGGTATATCTGACAATGTAACTTATTTTTCTGAACAACTAACAAGTAAAGGTGTTAGTGCGTACCACTACAAGGTAGCTTTTAAACCACAATCAATAGTTCCTGATGTTGATCTGAAAGTGAATTAATTCCCTCGAATTCGATGGAATTAATTTTGGAGGGAATATGGAACCAGCAACATTCCCAATCAATAGTTATTCGGGAATTGTTCAGGTAATTAACTATCTGAACAATAACCACTCCAAAGCAGCCGCAGAAGGCAAACCTTTAGTCGTTAGAATCAATCAGAAAGAAGACGATAGAAGCGCCGCACAAAACCGTTTGTACTGGATGTGGCTTAATCAATGGGCCAAGAAGCAGGGAACGGATAAAGACTACGAGCATCTGTTCTTTAAGAAGAACTTCTTAGCAAAGATCTATGATCGTGATGACGTTGGCCAATATAAGAAAACATTCAAGGCTGTTAGAGAGCTGAAGGATTCTAAACATCCACTCTACCAAGATGTGGCAAATGGCCTTTGTGAGCTAATGAGCACTACAGATGCAAGTACAGCACAGTTCACTGAATACCTGAACGACATTCACGCCTTCTGCAACAAACAAGGGTGTTATTTGGAAACGCCTGATGATCTTAAGTATGTGCTTGAATAATTGCCAATTTCATATTATTAATGTCTCTCACTTTATAAAATGAGAAACTAACAAATGACAATGAATCCTAGAGAAGCTGAAGCTGTAATTGAATGTGAAAAAATTAAAGGGAAGGCAGCAATTGCTGTGGCAATATTGAATCACGCTTGTTCTGGGACGTCGGGGTTCAACGGTATAAGTGATGAAACTAAAGAAGACTTAATTAAATTTATAACTGATGTCCAGAAAACATTAGATGAATAATACGAACCGCCCAAGTGGCGGTTTTTTTTATGGGTGAGAATAATGGATTCTACAGAATACTTTTGGCTTACTCGGAAAAAAGAACCTAAAACAAAACCCAAAAGTAGACCATTACCTAAGGCAACTCAAAAGTACTTAGAAGCAGAAGAAGACTTTACTGAAGCTTTAGATAATCTGGAAATTAAGTACGAAAAGAAATTCCAGTTTAAATCTACAAAGCATTGGCGTTTTGATTTTCATTTAATTGAACATCGTATTTTAGTTGAAATTGCTGGTGGACCTTGGTCTGGAGGACGAAAAGGCAAGCTGGCTGCAAAGGCGTGGAGTTTGGACCGTTACGATGTGGCTGAAGAGATGGGTTACACAGTAATTCGCATAGAGGCAGCACCAAGATTTAAGATTAATGAATCTGGTCCATTACAGATCCAAGCTCATTTCGCTAGCCAATGGCTTAAAAATTTAAAGAGGCAAATATTTAATGGATCAGATCAGACCATTTCCTCCAACTGATTTTATTGATCAAGCTGAAGAAGAGGAAGCAATTCGTTTAATACCGGCTCCAGACCTAAAAAAATGGGTTGTGGCTAATTACTTAACGATTGGTGGGCCTCTTTATAATCCAGATCATGATCATATTGCTGAGTTACTTCATGATAATGAAGAGTTCTTGGCATTTGCTTGGGCCTCTTCTGCATATAAAAGCAAGCAGGCGATGGTACTGGGGCAGTGTGAAAAAGTAATGTTTAACGTCGGTGGCTGGCGTAAAGCTAGACAAGAGCAACAGATGCGTGACTGGTTCGGCTTTGTGCCAACATACTTAATAACTGTCGACGCTTCTTTCTGTGAGCGTGCAAACGATACAGAGTTCTGTTACTTACTTGAACATGAGCTTTACCACATTGGAGTGATGAGAGACGAGGACGGAGAAATTGTTTATAGTGATAGTTCTGGTCTTCCTAAGCACTATCTTGCAGGTCATGACGTTGAAGAGTTTATTGGCGTAGTTAAACGTTATGGACCAAGCAAAAATGTTAAGCGACTTATTGAAGTCGCAAAGAATCCGCCGTTTGTTTCGAATCTTGATATTTCAAAATGCTGCGGCAACTGTGTAATCAATTGAGCCTAATGGCTCTTTTTTTTGCCCATTTTGTTATACGTAGTTATACGATGAGGAAGTTATGGCGACACTAAAAGAGCCTGTGAAAATCTTTATAGTTCAGTCTCTTGCTTGTCGTGATACACCTCAAGAAGTGGCTGAACTCGTAAAACAAGAATTTGGCGTTGATATAGATCGTGTTCAAGTTGCAACTTATGACCCTACAAAGGTTGCTGGTAAGAACTTAAGCAAAAAGTATGTCGAACTATTTGAAAAAACCAGAGATGAGTTTGATAAAGGCTTAATTGATATTCCTATTGCTAATAAGTACTACCGTCTGAAGCAATACCAAAGACAGCTTGATAGAACTAGAAACGTTAAAACAGCGCTAAAAATTCTAGAACAAGCTGCAAAAGATATTGGTGGACAATTTACTAATCGCCAAGAAATTACAGGCAAAGACGGCGGACCATTACAAACGGTTAATTCAGAAATTCCAGTTCCAATGGAAGATTACTTAAAAGCGCGGAGGGAAGTCTTAGATGAGTACTGATGCGGCTCGGGATAAAGCCATCCGGATCGAGGCGCAAGAAGATTTATATTTCTTCACAAGGTACATGTTTAAGGAGCGCCGTGGTTATAAATGGATGCAAAATTGGCACCACTTAGAAATCTGTGAAGCTTTGATGAAAGTTTATCGCGGAGAGATAAAGCGGTTAATTATTAATGTTCCACCACGATATTCTAAAACTGAAATTGCTGTAATTAATTTTATGGCTTGGTGTTTTGGAAAGAAGCCTGACTGTGAGTTTATTCATATCAGTTACTCGGCAATGCTTGCCGCAAATAACGCCTTCCAGATTCGAACACTCGTACAAGAGGAGGCGTATAAAAAGGTCTTTCCTGATCTTACATTGCGTGATGATAGTAAGGCTAAAGACTTCTGGAGAACTTCTCAAGGCGGTGTCTGCTATGCGACTGGTACAGGCGGTACGATTACTGGTTTTGGTGCGGGTAAACTTCGTGATGGGTTTGGTGGATGCATCATTATCGATGACCCACACAAAGCGCATGAAGCTTCTTCTAAAACAATTCGAGAAGGGGTAATTGATTGGTTTCAAAACACCCTTGAGTCACGTACTAACTCACCAGACACACCGATCATCGTCATCATGCAGCGTCTACATGAAGATGATTTGGCTGGGTGGTTGCTAGGTGATAGAAAGGACGGCGTTCCTGTAGCTGGTGGTAACGGTGAAGTGTGGGAGCATCTATGTCTTTCAGCTATTCAGGAAGACGGATCGGCACTATGGCCAGCAAAACACAATATTCAAAAATTGAGACTAATGGAGCAAGCGGCACCGTATGTATTTGCCGGGCAGTACCGACAAATGCCATCACCGCCAGCAGGCGGTTTTTTTAAGCCTGACAATATTCAAATTGTTGAGGCTTTGCCTGTAGATGTATTGAAACAAGTTAGGGCTTGGGACTTTGGGGCAACCGAAAATGAAGGCGACTTTACAGTAGGTGTGCGAGAAGCTCTAGGCGCAGATGGTTTTACTTACATTGTCGATGTAACTAGAGGACAGCTTGGACCTGACAATGTGAATAAGCGCTTAGAACAAACAGCAAAAATAGATGGGAAAAAAGTTTCTGTGCGTCTACCACAAGATCCCGGTCAAGCTGGTAAATCGCAAGCTAGTTCATTTGTGAAGCTTCTTGCGGGTTATAGCGTGATAGCTAAGCCAATTTCAGGTGACAAGCTTACACGTGCACAACCATTTGCGGCCCAAGTTAACGTAGGAAATGTACGAATGCTCAAAGGTGAATGGAATAAGGATTTTATTGATGAGCTTCGTCATTTTCCTAATGGCACACATGACGACCAAGTGGATGCAGCTTCAGATGCGTTTAATGAATTACATGAAGGTTTTGAAGCCTTCTTTGCTGATATGGGATTTGCTCGATGAGTGATGTAACTTTTCAACATGCTGAATATGTTAAGAACTTGCCATACTGGCAAAAACTTGATGATGTTTGTGAAGGTGAAGATGCAGTTAAGGCTAAAGGTGAAAAATATTTGCCGATGCCAAATGCACATGATAAATCACCTGCAAATAAAAGCGCTTATGAGGCTTATCTTACCCGTGCAGTCTTTTATGAAGTAACAGGGACTACATCAAATAGTTTAGTTGGAGCAGCTTTTGCAACAGATCCAAGTTTTAAATTTCCTCCCGAGCTTGCTCATTTAGAACGTAATGCGAATGGAGCCGGTTTAAGTACTTATCAATTGGCTCAAAATGGAATTCGCCACTTATTGAAGCATTATCGTTGCGCTTTATATGTTGATTATCCTGATGTGCCACCAGCTCGTAATCTAGCGGAATTTAAAGCACAAAAAGCCTATCCGATGATTCATTTACTAAATGCCCTTGATGTAGTGAATTGGGATTCAGTAATGATCGATAACCAGAAAAAGCTTTGCTTAGTGGTTATACGTGAATTTAAGTCTGAGCGCGGTGCTGATGGATTTAGTAAAACCGAACAAGAGCAATATCGTGTACTTCGTTTAGAGCAAGAGGGTAATGGGAAATATATTTATTCTGTTCAGGTGTACACAAAGGGTGAAAAGGGTAACTGGGTTGGCGGAGATAAGAAGTTTCCAACAGATTACAACGGGAATTTCTGGACCTATATACCTTTTACATTTGTAGGTGCAATTGATAATTCAGAAGAGATTAAAAAGCCACCATTACTTCCTTTGGCTAATCTCAATTTAGCCCATTACAGAGACAGTGCGGACTTTCAAGAGTCCGTTTTTTATATGGGGCAACCTCAATATTATGCGAAGGGTGTTAATTGGGAGTGGTATGACCAAGCCAAGAAACGTGGCATCTACATTGGTGCGAAAGTACTTTTGCCTTTACCTGAAAATGGTGGTTTAGGAATTGTACAAGCCGACCCTAATACTCTTGCCCGGGAAGCGATGAAAGATAAGTGGGAAAAAATGAAGGAGATGGGGGCGCGTTTAATTGAGAAGGGCTCGGGAAGTAAAAAGACCGCTACCGAAGCGAATAGTGATGACGCCGTTCAGCATTCAGTTCTTTCGCTCTGTGTCGTTAATATGAATGAAGCCTTGTCAGCAGCATTACGATGGGCTGCTAAGTTTGTAACGCCTAATGTGGATGTTCTAACTAAAGATGATTTGATGTTCGAAATCAGTCAAGAATTTAACAAACAGGGTTATTTAGCTGAGTTAGCTCGACAGTTATTTGAAGCAGCTCTACAAGGCCGATCTTCATTTAAATCATGGTGGGAATACAACCAAACAGGTATGTTCCCTAAACAAAAATATGAAGAAGAGCTTCAGAATGTTGAAGCAGAGCAAGATGGGACTTTAAATCAAAAGGTAGAGTGAGATGGCAACAGATATCAAAAAACTATTTGAAGCACTCACTCAGCACCAGGCCTATCTTTATCGTGCTTCATCAAAAACGGTAAATGAGTTATTGGCTTTATTCAATGATGATACGAGCAAGATGCTATCTAAGCTTCGGGATTTATTGGATGAGCTTAATGAGTCGGAGAAAGTTGCTTTAGCTGGTGGTAAATATACAACTTCAAATTTAAGGGAAATTAGGGATTTGATTGCCCAATGGTTTGCCAGTGTTAATTTAGCATTACCTGAAGCTTTTGCCGTTTCTGCTACGGCGCTGGCTGTTTATGAGGCCAATTACGTAGCTAAGCTCTATGGAGCAAAAATTAATAAGCCTGATGGGGAAAAACTATTCTTATCCGCTAAAAAAGTTCCGTTGGCAGGTGGCGCTCTTGTCGATGATCTGCTTTCAAGAATTGCTGAAAGTGCCCGTCAAAAGGTTGAGTATGCAATTCGAGATGGTATTAATTCAGGCAAAACTAACCAAGAAATTGTTCAGCGTATTCGTGGTACCAAACGGCTTAACTATGAAGATGGGATCTTAAATGGTACCAAAACTGATATTGAGCGAACGGTAAGAACTGTGCGAAGTCATGTAGCTAATCAAGCCTATCTAAATAGCTTCAACCAAATTGGCTTTGAATATGTCCGATTTGTTAGCGTTTTAGATGGACGAACTTCTAAGCTTTGCGCTTCATTAGATGGTTCAGTGTGGGAAATAAATGATCCGGCAAAGCGAGTGCCGCCGTTACATCCTAACTGTCGCAGTATCTTGGTTCCGGTCGAGAAGGACGGTCAACTTGTTGGCGAACGGCCATTTGTAATGGACGAACGTAGAGTTAAAGACATCCCCAAAGAAGAGCGAAGCCAGTTAATAGGACAGTTAGATGCAAACACCACATTCAAAGAGTTCTTTAAGAAAACAGATGATTTCTTTCAAAGGGAGTGGCTAGGGCCAAAGCGCTTTAAGCTCTATAAAGATGGGAAATTTGATTTTGATAAGTTCTTTGATCCTGAAGGCCGTTTCTATAGCTTAGATGATTTGAGAAAGTTGGATGAAAAAGCTTTTAAAAAGTTGGGTCTGTAATTTTTCTTATGTTATATTTTTTAAAACATCAGAATTTATACAATATGAAAACAATAGCTTTTGTATGTCTAACCCTAATTTCCATCACTTGTTTAGCTGAACCAAGTCAAAAATATCTTAAAGAATATGATCGATTGTCTGAAGCTTTGGAGTCAGCAATGGCAAATGCATATTCTTTTGATCCTGCAACTGGTCAAGTAAAACAGGCTACTCAAGATTTAGAAGCTAAAAATAATTTATGTAGAGCTGCCCAGGCGAAACTAAACCTCACCACGTTTTTAAAAGACAATTTAGAGGAATCTAAAGAGCTTTATAAATCTATTGATGGTGCAGAGACTCTAGATAAAAATTATCTTAGTGGACAACAGCAGGAACAACAAAATCTCGTTTCAAATTTGAAAAAAGACCTTGTTGGAACTGGATTTAACTGTGAGTAATTATTGCCGATTACAGGTAATTCTAAACTCACTTAAGACACAATTTTCACCTATATAAGCGCCCAAATGGCGCTTTTGTCATTTATGGAGTTTGGCTTATGAGTGAATCAAAAGTTAGACATTTGGTACTTAAAAGAGTTTCAGATAAATCTTCTCATCTTGCTCTTTGTGACGAGGAAACAGGTATTCCATTAGCTGGATTAACCGCTGTAAAAATGAATTGTAGTGTTTTTGAGGGTCCAGCGACTATCACGGCAACATTTGATGTAGGTGGTCCTCAAGGCATCCGCTTAGTTGGTGATGAACCTAGACAAAAGGTTTGGGGTGCAAAGGAAACGTAGCGAAAGGTACTACAAATGCCTGAAAAGCAAATCAATATGTCAGATGCTCAATATATTCTGAGCACAAAATGAATTCTGGTGCCATTTCTTCAAATTAAGGTTTCAAGCCATGGCAATTTATGGTTTTACTTTTGAAAGATTAAAAGCAATTGCACTCATCAAATAGAACTTAATTTTTAACCATAGCACCTTCGGGTGCTTTTTTTGCGAGAAGAAAATGCCAAGCCCTATTATCCAATATTTCCAATATGAACATTTACCTGAACATTTGCAGCAAGTTAGTAAGCCAATTGGTGATTTAGCTCGGCAAATGGATGAGCAACTTCCTGACGGGCCTGAAAAATCCACAGGATTAAGAAAGCTACTTGAAGCAAAAGATGCATTTGTACGCCAAGCTTTAAGTAAATAATCATTTATAGAAATGAAGCGTCCTAAAGGGCGCTTTTTTATTGCCTGCCGAAAGCGGATGCCAACGGCGAATCCGGGCGGATGCCCATTTTGTATATATAGGTTGGATGACCAATGAAACTTAAAACAGTAACAATCGACGGTAAAGTTTATGCGGAAGTAGACGGTGATAAGCCGATCTATATTCATGATGACGGCAAAGAAATGCCACATGATGCACCTCATTCGGTAGCAACAATTGCACGTTTAAACAATGAAGTTAAAACACATCGTGAAGCCAAAGAAGCAGCCGAAAAAGCATTAAAAGCTTTTGAAGGAATTGAAGATCCAGCGGCAGCTAAAAAGGCATTACAAACAATCCAAAATCTCGATGATAAAAAGCTGGTGGATGCCGGTGAAGTTGAGAAAGTTAAAGCTGAAGCTATCAAAGCAGTTGAGGAAAAATATGCCCCGATTGTTGCGCAACGTGATGCTCTAGAAGCCTCTTTACATAAAGAACTTATCGGCGGTGGTTTTGCTCGTTCTAAGTACATTCAAGACAACATTGCAGTACCTGTGGACATGGTTCAGGCAACCTTTGGTCATCACTTCAAAATCGAAGAAGGCAAGGTGGTTGCATATGATCCGAACGGCGAAAAGATTTATTCACGTGTCCGCCCGGGTGAACTTGCAAATGTTGATGAAGCTTTAGAGTCATTGGTTGGTGGATACCAGCATAAAGACTTAATTCTTAAAGGTGGTAAAGGAACTGGTGGCGGTTTTCAAGGTGGGGGCAAAGGTGGAGCGCCTGCAGGAATGAAACGCAGTGAAATGTCTGTTTCTCAGAAAGCTGACTACATCAAAGAACATGGCAATGATGCCTTCCTAAAACTGCCGAACTAATCATTAAAAATTTGGAGATAAGTAGTTATGACTACAACAGTTAATTCAGACATGATCATCTACAATCAATTGGCTCAAACTGCTTATTTAGAGCGTTTGCAAGATAATTTGAATGTATTTAACCAAGCCTCTAATGGTGCAATTGTTTATCGCAATGAGATCATTGAAGGTGACTTCAATAAAAATGCATTCTACAAAGTTGGTGGTAGCATTAAACATCGTGATGTGAACTCCAATGCAAAAGTAACTCCGGAAAAAATCGGTGCAGGTGAGTCTGTAGGTGTAAAAATTCCATATAAATATGGTCCTTATGCATCAACTGAAGAGGCATTTAAGCGCCGTGCTCGTACACCAGAAGAATTTGCTATGGTTGTTGGTTACGATCTTGCAGATGCATTGGTTGCAGGCCGATTAGAGTACAGTTTAGCTTCTTTAAAAGCTGCTATTTCTAGTAATCCCGATATGGTTGCGAAAGGAAGTATCGTTGTTGATGGCCGCAAAGCATTAACTCGTGGTATGCGAAAGTTTGGTGATAAGTTTGGCCGAATTGGCTTATGGGTGATGAACTCAGATACATATTTCGATATTGTCGATGATGCAATCACTAAGCAAATTTATGGTGAATCTGAAATCGTTATCTATGGTGGTTTACCCGGTACATTAGGTAAGCCAGTCTTGGTGACTGATGCTGTAGGGGATAACGATGCTTTTGGCTTGCAGTATGGTGCTGTAACAGTAACTGAATCACAAGTACCGGGCTTCCGAGCTTATGACATCAATGATGAAGAAAACTTAGCAATCGGTATGCGTGCTGAAGGTGCATTTAACCTAGATATTCTTGGTTATAGTTGGGATACATCGAAAGGTGAAAATCCTGACCTTACATTACTTGGTTCAAGCGCTAACTGGATTAAATATGCAACCAGCAACAAAATGACAGCAGGTACCTTACTTGATTTATCAGGTACAGCGACAACTGGTTAAAACCTAAAAATTAAAACCTAAGGGGGCTAATAAGCCCTCTTTTTATTATTAAGAGAAAAGCGCCATGAAGATTATCTATACACGCATTGCAGCAGCTGCTGCATTAGAGACGGGCATTATTGCTAACCCTGACTATTATGAAAACCCAAATTTGAAAGCAAAAGAGGTAATTATTTACGGTAATTATCCAAAGATTCAAAAGGATTACGAATCTTTAGAAGTTCCAGTTGAAGTTCGTAAGTTGGAAGAGCCACAAAAAACGACTTTGGCCACGGTAAATGTCGAGGTAGGAGTCACCCCTGAACTTCAAACTGTGATTGATGATGCAAAAGCTGAGTGTGAAAAGGTAGTTGAAGAAAACACTCAGCTTAAGCAGAAAATTGCCATCTTAGAGCAGGCCGGTGGCAACCAGTCAGAGTTGTTATCTGAGAATTCACGATTAAAAGATGCAGCAGTCTTAGCAGATAAAGCTCTCAAAGATGCTGAAGCTCAAGTGGTCGGTATAAAAACTGAATTTGAAGCTTTTAAAAACGATATTCCCGCAATGCAAGCACGTATTGTTGAATTGGAAGCTGGAAAATCGGCAGAAAACCCAGCTACAGAAACGGCAGCTAATGATTTTGAAAACTGGTCAAATGATCAATTAAAAGAGTATTTGGCTAGTAAAAATATTGGTTACAAGCCGTCTGCAACAAAAGCAGAACTTCTTAAATTAATCCCTAAGGAATAATGCAATGAGCTTTATTACTGTAGATGACGCAAATTCAATTTTGGGCAGCGATTTTGCACCAGACAGTGATAAAGCTCGTCTGGTAAAGCTGGCTAATGTTTGGATGAAAAAACGGATTGGTTTTGTACCAGATCCTATTGATCCACTTCTTAAAGACGCGGCTTGTGAAATTATCAAAGGAATTCTGGCCAAAGTAATTTATAACGGCAAAGACCAGCAATTGAAGCGTAAAAAGGTCAAAGCTGATTCTGTTGAGTCAGAAAAAGAATACCAAGACGGATCTGAAGCAATTTCTAGCTTTGAACAGATAGCAATTGATTATATTGATTCGCTTGATTTGAAAGATCCTAATGCAAGTTTTAATAGCTTCGGCATTCCACTTTACAGGGCATAAATAATGGGCTTACGTGACGAAATTCAGGCAGATATTGCTGAAGCATTTAATGAAGATTTAGCAGATGCCGTTCATACCTTTACATGTGAGCGGATCTCAAAAACTAATTGGGATCCTAAAACTGAAACTTATGTTGAAGTTAAAGAAAACTATTCTGGCCGTGGCGTTCTGTTTGGTTCTTACAGTCAATATGAGATCCAAACACTTGGAGTACTGGCCACGGATAAAAAGGCGACCGTGCTTCAAAATGAAGTAACTATGACTCCAAAAATTGATGATGAATGGTTAACAGCTTTAGGCTCATTTCGAGTTATTCATATTCAGCAAGATCCAGCTGCAACTATTTGGAAATGTCAGTTGAGGAAAGTTTAAGTGTTTATGAAGCTTCTTTGTTATATTAATATTTTGATTTTTTATAAAAGTTAATATTAAACATGACACAAACTATTGATTTAAGTAATTTAGATCGACATATTCAGCAATCTTTAAATGGGATAAGGCTTTTATATGACAATCAATTTGACGCTCAAGCAAAATATTGTACTTATATTTTAATTGATCAGCTCGCTTGGCTAATTAGTGGTTCCGAAAGTCAAGTTAATGTTTATTTTAAATCTTGGGTGAAAAAGTATTTTATCAAGTATTACCCCCAAATAACGCCTGAAGAGATATGGGCATCAAGAAATGGAATGCTTCATAATCATTCATCTATTTCGCGTGACATCGTCAATCAGAAAGTTTCTAGACAATTATTTTTTTTAGATAATTTGAAACATCAAGAGGATATAAATCCAGAATTTAATTATCCAAGTTTTTTTGTCGTTAATACAAGCCGTTTTATTTTATATGCTCTTCTAGGTGCAGTTAATGATTTTGGAAATGATCTTCGGTCTGGAAATGTACCAGATATAGAGGATGTAAAAGATAAGCTTGGAAAGTTATTAGCTGAAGTAAAACCAAATTAAAAAATACCGCCAATCAGGCGGTTTTTTTATGGGCGCAATTTTGGAGTTTAGATGATAAGTACAGATTACGTACCTTTATGGCATATCTCTCCCTTCCAACATGTTCAATATACATTAGCTCGAAATCAGCTTCATATGGATCTGTTATTCGAGGACATGAGCAAGGTTGATCCGTTCTTATCTGTTGAAGGTGCAGCAGCTCAAGTCATTTACTATTTTGATGGTGCTTATGCAGTTGTTCAGCTTGGTGATACTTCAGAAAGAAATCAAATTGAAGTGTATGGATTGCTTTTACATGAAGCTGTTCATGTCTGGCAAAAGATTAAAAAGCTCATGGGTGAGCGCGAGCCAAGTGTTGAGTTTGAAGCATATTCAATTCAAGCGATCGCTCAAGACCTTTTTAAAATGTATGAAGCAAGCGAGGTGAGCAATGGGATGGAAGGGGAAAAAGCCTACTAGTTTTAGTCTTGATGTGTCTAAAGCAGCAGAAGCGCATGTAAAGAATATTGTTATGGATACTGTGCAATCTTTAGTTAATTTAAGTCCCGTCGATACTGGCGCTTATCGTGCTTCTCATATTGTTTCGATTGGATCTGGTGACTATGGCATACGTGAACCTGAAACAAACGCCACGCAAGATGCTGCTATTCAAGCTGTAAAGATTAAATTGGGCAATTTGGTCTATATACAGAACAACCAGCCTTATGCTGAGCGCTTGGAAAACGGTTGGTCTGATCAAGCGCCACAAGGTATTTATGGCCTCACGTATAACTTTATTTCTCAAAAGTACGGTGGCTAAAATGGCAATGACTTTAGAGCAGACAAGGCAAGCTATAATCGATCATATGCAAGCTTTCACTGGTATAGCTCAGGAACGAATTCAGTATCCAAATGCACCAGGCTTTAATGTGCCAACAAAAGGAGTATGGTGCCGTTTGACTATTGCAGGCGGCCCGAGTTTTATTTCAGGAATAGCCGATAATCCTTGTACACGCCGAACCGGTAATATCTTGATTCAATGTTTTGATCGATTACATACGGGGGAGAAGGCTTTAACTGTTCTAAGCGATGCATTGCTTGCACATTTTGAATATTTCTCAATCGAACATTTAGAATGTTTGAATGGTCAATCCATCTATGCGGGTATAGATGCTGATTTCATTCAGTATAATGTGAGCATTGGGTTTAAGGTGAATTGATATGTCATGTATGCTGACTTTAGAAGAAATCGAAATTAAACGGCAAGAACTGGAAAGGCATCTTGAAGATGTTATGTCTGTTGAGTTGAGCAAATGGCAATCTTAAAACAAGCTATGTGTTTCTGATGTGAATATACGTTTGGCCAATGTTAATAGTCTTGGCGGAACTAAACATAATGTAGTTACTGGAGTAAGTGTTGATTTAGATTACAAGCCTTAAAATACATTAATTAAATGACCGCAAACTGGCGGTTTTTTTATGCCTTATTCACTACCACCTCATCGGTGGTTTTTTTATGTCTATAGGAATCACTTATGAGCAATTTTGTTTTTAAGCGTGGTGACACATTTAACTTGAACTTGCAGCTGGTTGATATGGATGAAACCTTGCAGTATCCACCTGATGATGTTCGCCGTGCAATTGATCTGACGGGTTACACCTTTACATCTCAAGTCAAAACTTTGGAAGGCACTGCTGTGGGTACATTAACTTGTACAGCATTAAGTCAGAGTACACAGAAGGGTTGGCTGAACATTAAATCTAGTACAAGCACTACAACTTGGCCTTTGGGCTTAGTTCAAATGGATATTAAAGCAGTGGTGAGTGGTACCACACAGCATACTGAAACTTTGACTTTCCAAGTAATTGATGGGGTAACTGCGTAATGGCAAATCTTCTATTTAAGTTCAGTTGGGATCACCGGCCTTTCCCATATAACTCAGCGCAAGGTAAACGGCAATTCATGCTGCCATTCGCTTCAGGCATTCCTAATCTGGCACCAAACTTTTCGCAGGTCCAAGGTACTGCTGCAGTCTCTCAAGGTGGTACTGGGGCGACAACTGCACTAGATGCTCGAAATAATCTCGGAGCAGCAGAAAAAGGGGTGAATAGTGACATTACAGAGCTAAAAGGATTAACCAAGGCTATTGCAATTTCTCAAGGTGGTACCGGTGCAACAACTCCATCCGATGCTCGAACTAACTTAGGGCTTGGTAGTGCCGCGACTAGAAATGTTGGTACTACAGCTGGTAATTTGATAGAAGTTGGCGGTTTTGGAATTGGTGGAGTAGGCCAAACTTTTGAAAGAAAAATGATTACGGGAGTAAACCTAGATTCTGTCGTTAGCTATGTATTGTTATTTCCTTATTCTGTCAGCAGCTCACCCAATCGAAACATGTTTGGTGAGCTAGTGTTTTCGAGGGGTGATTCAGGTTCAGCAAATCAACATTCGAGAACTTTAGTATCAATTCAGCAAGCATATGATCGTGTTACAGCTCGGTTTATTAGTATTGGTGTAACAACTCATATTTCAGGTATGGCTGTAGTTAAATATCAAAATGTAGACTATGTTGCCATTCGAAGAACAGCAAGTTCTTCAACATCGGCATTTAGATATTTTTCCGGTATTTCCAATATTACATCTGATAATTATTTAGTTACTGTTCATACAGATGACGTTGTTATTGTCAGTGAGATACCTGTTGTAATTGAGCAGCTAAGAACATCTGCGAATACTTCTGTGGATTCCAACGGTTTCATAAAAGCAGCATCACCAGTAGTTAAGCTATTTAACGACCATATCGAGCTCAATAATGATGCAAAAAAACAGCCGATTGAATTTAAGAGAATTGATGTTGGTGATTATTTACTAGAAGGTTCTTTAGGCTTTGCTCAGGAAGGCTGGTATATCGAAGTACCGAAAGATGCAAACGGCAACACAATCGTCGCAGTAGTGTATGACACCCTAGAAAATGGTGACATCTCAATTAAAACTTACAAGCGTAAGTTTGATTTTGAACTTGCTGCTGTTGTGGCAGATCACGAGAACCCAATGGACATTCCAGAAGGCCGCTGGATTGATATCCGTCTGCATGAAGAACCTGAACCAGAACCTGAGGTTGAAGAAACTTTGAGTGAAACACCAGTGGATTTCCAGCCTACTAACTTATCTCAGGCAGTTGCTGCAGCCATGAATGGCGTGGAACCGCCAGAAATCTCAGACACAGACGAAACACTTTAATAACCCGCTTAAAAAGCGGGTTTTTTATTGCCTAAATTTTGGAGAACCATAAATGAGTTCAGGCGCAAAAATTCGATTATATGCTTGTGAAGAAGCAGTTTTAGGAACAACTCCTGCAAACCCGATCTGGTACACAGTTCGCCGTGTAAGTGATGGTTTATCTGAAAATGTTTCTACTGAAGAAAGCAGTGAAGTGGTTGATTCACGTTTTCGACAAGGTGGGGTAGTTACTGAAGCAGAAGTAGCAGGTCAGTTAGAGTTTGAATTATCACTTGGAACATTTGATCTATTCCTAAGTGCTTTAGCCTTCAATAACTGGGCTGCAAATGCTTTAAGTTTTGGTGGTGGAGTACGTAAGTCTCTTACCTTGGTAAAAGTCTTTGAAGATATTGGTCAAGTCTTTATTTATCGTGGTATTCAAGTGAATACAGGTGAAATGACGATCCAGACCACAGGCAAAATCACTGGTAACTTTGGTTTAGTAGGTAGCTCATTTACGCGACAGCAGGTTAATCCTGTTACAAATCCTATTCCAGCATCGACTCGCCCTCTGGTGAGTATGCCAAATGTTGAAAAGCTACTTATTAATGGTCAATCAATTCAGGGTAAAGCTTGTCTGCAGACACTTACCATCAACTTTAGTAATAATCTGGAAGCGATCCGTTGTATCGGTTCTGGTAAGTACACGCCTGAGTTTTACTTAGAGAAAATGATGGATATTGGCGTAAATGCTAATTTCATGTTTTCAGCAACATCTGCTTCTTGGATTGATGCTATTAAAACCCGTGATGTATTTACATTGACCTTCGATATTACAGATACCAAAGGCAGTAAGTACTCGTTTAACTTCCCGCAACTTGAAGTTAAGGAAGCAAATCACCCTGATGGTGGTGGCGATGACATTATTACAATAGATATCAATTTTGCCCAAGTGCGTACCAGTCCAACGATTGTACGTGCTCTTGTGTAATCAACTTATTCAGTAACAAAGCCTATGGAAACCCATGGGCTTTTTTATTTCTAAAAATTAGAGGTTGTTATGGCTTTAAAAGTCGGAATTATTAAAAGCTCAGACGTATCAAAATGGTGTGAATACAAGGGTGCTGATGGCGATGTACAGGCTGAGTTCAAAGTCCGTGGTATCGCTTATAAGCCTTTTCAGGTAGCTATTGAACGGGCAGGAAACCAGATCTCGTCTAAAGGCTATGATGTGATGGTCAAAGATGAAGATGCCAAGCTTTACCACGAGCTTTTAATGGATGCATGCGCGGCCCACTTAATCGAAGACTGGAAAGGTGTGGTATTTGCCGAAATCGTAGACGGTAAAACTGTTGAGTCCGAAAAGCCATATACACCTGAGAATGCCTCAAAGCTTCTTAATCTTGGTGATATTGGTATTTCAATCTGGCTATTCATTAAAGAACAGGCCCAGAAGATTCAGGAAGACGCAGACAAGGACAAGGCTTTAATTCTGGGAAAGTCATGGAGCTCTACAAATACCAAAAAACGTATGCGTCGAAAACGCCGCACGAAATCGAGCAAATCAAGTTCTTAGGCGGCCGTATTCCGGATCCGCCAGAATATTCGTATGCGGCTGATTCAATTCTTTCGGCATTTAGCACTATATGTCGATCCAGACGTTATGAGCAAAGCATACCGTTATCTTTAGATCAGCAGGCAATCAATGTCTATGCTGAGCATAATGATTTACCTGTGGCTGCTCATATTTTTAATGACTGTATTTTTGCTTTGGATAATTTGTTTTTGGAGGAGTGCCATAAGAAGGCGACGCAACGAGCGACGAAGACTTAAATGCTGACGTGCGATACTTAACTGTGAACAAGCGACGGGATGTAACGCGATTGATGTAACATAATACGGTCAAGTGGTTGACATTGACTAGGCGATTCTGTATTGACAGGAATGTCATTATCAAATATTCTATCAATGTAGTCGCAGCGCGGTATAAATACACCACGCCTAGATTGAGGTACGATAAACACTGCGATAATCGTAAACGTATTGTAAATACGTTGCCTCTAGGTGCCGCACCGAATTCTAGCCTCTAAGTTTCTTAGGGGCTTTTTAATGCTTGATAATAAAATATGCGAACATTTATATACTTGGATGAAAGTGGTGATTTAGGTTGGAATATGGAAAAGCCTTATCAAAAGGGTGGTTCCAGTCGAATGCTTACGTTAGCAGCAATCTGTTTGCCTGAGAATAAGGTTAAGTATGTTCAGCGTATTGTAAGAGCATTATATGAAAAAAGAAAAAGACCTTTAAAAAATGAATTAAAATCAGTTGATTTGAATCTAAAAGATAAAGAAATATTCGTCAAATTGACTGCGAAACTTATCAAAGACCATCCAGATATACAACTTCGCTCAATTACAGCAAATAAAGAATTTGTTAATGCAAGATTCAAGAACGACCCAAATGCTTTCTATAATTATATGGTGAAACTTTTACTTCTTGGGACTATCTGCAAGCATAAATATGTAGATTTTATGCCTGACAGAAGAAGTGAGCGGGTTTCGTTGAAATGGAATATGGGTGAGTATTTAAAACAGATGGTTTTAGAGTGTGGCATTGAAAACCAAATTGTTAACCAGTCATGCAATATTATGCCAATGGATAGCTCAAAGTGCCTTGAGCTACAATTTATAGACTTCTATGCAGGTTTAGTCTGGTCGGCATATGAATTTAAAGACATGACTGCAAGAAAATTCATGGCAGAAAACCGAAATACCAACCATAAGCTTTTCTTTCCAAAAGAAGACAAAGTGGATAACATTGTTGATGAAGCTGTCTAAACCACCAGAAGATGGTTTTTTATTGCGCCAAAAAGCACCGTGAGGCACCTGTATCATACAGGTGCCTCATGAAAAGAAAGCCCCGAAGGGCTTTTTTGTTAGAAGACTACCAACCACCAGAAATTCGCAAAGCACCAGCTAGCATTCCCGATTCCATCAATGGATGAAACCAACGGTCGCTATAATGTTGATTGCCTGTTGTGTAGCTTATGGTTTTTAAATCATCACTAATGATTTTTCTATTAAGTGGCCCTCTTAAATCCATTGCCCGAGTAAGTTTTAGAACTGCAATATTAGTTTTAAAAGCATATTCAGCTAAGTAGTGTCCTTGCTCGTTGTTAAGCATATGTACTGCTCGATAGATTCGACTGGTAGCAAAGTTTTGGGAAATAATTGCATCAATTAGGTTCTTGAGCAGCTTAAATTGATCTTCATCAAATAAAGAACCTTGTTTTTCAGCCTTGCTGTACATAGCAATTAAGTGGTGAACATACTCCACAGCCACAGGTATTACATCGTATGGAATTTCATCAATATGCTGAACATTGAAACGCTGATGAACTAATTTATAAGCATCGCTGTAATTCAAATGCTTAGTTTTAGCTACAAGAAGATTTACAGCATTGGTTAGGGGTTCACGTTCTGATTTATGAGTTTTAGCAACTGGTGCGCCAATTTCTTTATCAAGAACATCAAGCACCCATTTGCGAAACTGCTTTGCTACAGAAGTACGTGCAAAGAAGGTAATTAAATGGCACCCCCGCGGATTAAAGATACGAGTTTCTTTAAGTGAGTTTCCATTACCAAATCCCTTGACACTCAATTTGAGTGTCAAGGTCATCTCGCTATTGAATTCATCTTTATTACGTTCATAGATTTGAGTTACTGCATCAGATTTGGCGTAACCAAGAGCCTTTGCAAGTTCACTTGCAGTTAACCAAATTTGGTTGTTGTGTTGAACAGGCGAAAAGTTCACATCATTAAAGCTTAGTGCTAAACTAGACATATCAATTACCTTAAAGTGGTTGATAACTCGCCCCGTCATCCGCCAAGATCATCGGGGCGTTTTATTGTGACATCATCATTGATATCACTTGACTATAATCTATAGTGATATTACTCTTGATGTCAAGCATTGAGGAAAAAATTATGTCGCAATCAGAATTGATCAGATTCCCTGCAAGGCTTCTGCCAAAAGTACATGAAGACCTAGTTGCATATTCCGAGCAACAAGGTGAATCTATAAATACATGTATTAATGAATTGCTTAAGTTCGGTCTATATTATGCTTTGAAGGGGAACAAAGAATCTCTTGACGAGTTCATGCCTGACCAAGAAAGCAATTTATTGAAAATAATTCAAATTATAGATAAGTATTTGCTTGAAGTTGCAGTGGATGAATATGCGGCTAATAATAGCGAAGTATACCTAGAGTTCATTGGAAATCAGTTCAAAAACCTTAAAGATACAGAGCGCAAGATATTATCCGATGTTGCTTATGCTTTAGCTAATAAGAAGTGACAACCTAATAGCAGTCTCTATGAGTTTCTGTTGCGTGTAATTTAAGCTCTTGTTAAATTACCCTCAAATATGAGGGTGTTTTTATGAGAAAGATTATTTTATTAGGTTTGGTGGTTTTACTAGGTGGGTGCAAAGAAGCTAATACTGGGGTTGATAAAAAAGTATTCAATTCAACTTATGATAAGTGTGTTGATTATCTAACCAACTCATTAAAAAGCCCATCCAGCCTAAAGATTGGAGAGGCAAATATCTCTACAGTTATTCCGCCAGCTGAGGATATTACTAATGTATTTGGTGATCTAATTACTAAAGATGGAATAGTAAAAGACAGTATCAAGGAAGAGAAAGCTAGGTTCCGAGAATTAACAGTTGATATTGATTATGAGGCCCACAACTCATATGGAGCGTCAATAAGAGGATATTATCAATGTAGCTTTATTTATCGATTGAATAAAGATGAGGCAAGCCCTGAGCCATTGAATACTTATCTATACAAGTTGAAAAGTGATGGTGAAGATATTGGGTTGTCTGCACATATTCCTCTTGCTGAGTTTCAAGGTTCAAACTTTTATTTAAATAAAGCTATTAAAAGAGTTGTTGGTGTCAAAGATAGTCCATTCAATGAAATTGACAACAAGCGCTATAAAGAAATTGAAACAATCTATAGAAATCAAAAGCACGAAAGAGAAGCTGAGAAGTTGCGTGAAAGTTGGGATGAATCTATGCCTAGTGTAGAGGTGGCAGCAGCAGCTGCCGCGGCTGATATTGCAGCCGTAGCTGATGAATCTGATAGATAGTTAAGTTTAGTTACTAACCCACTCATTGAGTGGGTTTTTTATTGCCTAGAGGAAAGTAAAGATGGCACAAGAATCACGTCTCGTCATTGTAATTGATGCTAAAAATGCAGAGCGAAATGCACGCAATCTAGGCAATGAGCTGGATAGCATTGAGCGTAAAGGCGACTTTGCCACTAAATCAATGGATGCGTTATCTGTTGCTACTCGTGCACTAGCTGGGTATATGGCTGGGCTAGTTACAGTAAGTTCTGCCATTTCAAAGATGGATACATATACTGGATTACAAAATCGCCTTAAGTTAGTCACTAACAATCAAGTTGAACTAAATAAAGCAACGGAAGAC